TTTTGATAGCATCCAATTCGCTTTGTATCAAACTACCGCTGGTGATTGCACCTATGTTGTTTGCAATACGTCCAAGTACACCGCCGTTGAACACATTGGCATTGAAGCCGCCTGTGCCCAAACAAGCACAGACTTGATCTGGGAATATACTGCCAATGTCATCTACAATGGCTTTGCCTGTGCCTAGGAAACTACCAAATGCTCTTTCCAACATATTGGGGATAGCAATCGGATCCACAGGTTGCGCACAGAAGTTGATTAGATTTGCCACCTGTTGTGCTTCTGCTAGGACACCATTCAATCTACCCAATACTTCATCAAACTTGGTGTGATCCATAAAATCTTCAAGAGCACCATTGAGTTGATTGAGTGCATCGTATAATTCTGCTTGAAGATTTGGAATACCCAACAGTGCATTGATGTTGGCATGCAAACAAATTTGTAGGTTTGGCATTTTCAAACCATTGCCGCTGAGAACACCACACAACAGTTCTCTGAGTGTAAAGCTATACTGCGCACTGGCAACAACTCTTAGTGCATCATCGCCTGCAGCGGCAGTGCCGCTTATGTGATGTCTAGCATCAAGATAGTCATTTACATCTTGTAAACCTGCTTTGAAATCTGTATAGCTCATGAACCGTTTCCTGCTCTAACATTTGGACTTGCACTGGCTGCGCTAGGAGCACAATGGGCGCCACCCAATGGGGGACACAGTTTATCTGCATCTGCACCGTCACCGTTGAGTATAACAGGAATACCACCAGCACGTACTCGACCAACTGTTTCACTGGCTTTGAGAGCACCTCCGCCATGTGTGTTGGGGTCACCATCAGTGCTGATGTTTCTGTTGTTTACTCTAACATTAGATATCTGTGTGACAGTGGTAGCACCACAAGTTCTACTATCACCTTGTCTATGTACAAATCTCGCCATACAACTATTTATTTGAGTTGCAAGCCCTCAAGACTGCTGGCAGGTGTAATACCACTGGTGTTCTGAATGTAGTTGTCTGCAAGTCCTTTGATAGTGTGTGCAGTTGCTACAACTTGTGCACCTTTGACACTAACAGGATCACTACTGTGTGCGTCAATACTCATCAACCAAGGAATAAGCATTGCTTGTCCATTTTGAGGATTTAGTGTAAGCACAGTGGGTTTGACAATCTTTAGATCGTCTGCACTAGCGCCATTGTATCTAGCAACCAGTTCTTCGCCTGTGCTTAATTTTACGGTGATTACATCACCAACTTTAAAGTTTGAAATCACCAACATTGACTTCTCCTATGAGTTCTCTTACATGATCTGGATTCATACGCATAAGTGCTTGCCCGCCGCCAGCAACCAACAGTTTACCTTTGTAATAAATCTGTGGCATGGTTCTATGACCTTCATTGATCAAAAACTCACGTGCTTCTGGATTGGTATCCACTCTGATTTCTTCGTATTCGAATCCGTGTTTGTTTAGGTATTGCTTTGCCATATCACAGTAGGGACACAGTGGCTTACTGTATACTGTGATCATAGTTTCATACCTTGGAAAGTGCTACCATTAACATCTTGTTTGGTACCACCAATTACATAACTGCTAATCTCTGTTTCTTGTGGAGCAACTTGTACTTCAGCACCAGCGATCCATTTTTGTGTCCAAGGCAGTGGGTTGCTGCCGCCTTTGTAAGGGCTGGGCAGTCCTACCGCTGTCATACGCTTGTTAGCAGTCCATTCTACATATTCATTGAGCAGTTGTGTGTTCAGACCAATCATTGATCCATCTTTGAACAAATACTCTGCCCATGCTTTTTCTTGATCCACTGCATCTACAAACAGTTGCACCATTTCTGCTTCTGTTTCTTTTTGAATTTTAGCAAAGTCTGGATCATCTTTTGGCATGAGTTTGAGCAGTGTTTGTGTGCTACCCAAGTGTACATTTTCATCACGGCAAATAAGTTTGATAATTTTTGCATTGCCTTCCATCTTTTTGAGTTCAGCAAATGCCCAACTACATGCAAAGCTCACATAAAAACGAACACCTTCTAGGATGTTCACACTCATCATGGCTTTCCAAATCAACTTTTTGAGTTCATACAAATCAACTGTGATCTTTTTACCGTTCACAGTGTGTGTGCCTTCACCCAATAGATTATACCACATGCCCATTTCAATCAAGTCATCATAGTGCTTGCTGATATCTGTAGCACAATCCACAATTTCTTGAATGTCCATCATTTCGTCAAAAATAACACTGGGATTGCTGTACACGTTTCTAATAATGTGTGTATAACTGCGGCTGTGAATAGTTTCGTTGAATGTCCATGTGGTGACCCAATTTTCTAGTTCTGGCAAACTCACCAATGGATTAAAACTGTCAGCAGGTGCACGGCCCTGCACACTGTCCAACAAAATCTGACGTTTTAGATTGCTTGTAAAGATATGCTTTTCGTGTTCTGTTAGATTTTTAAAGTCTGCTGCATCACGCAACACATCAACTTCTTCTGGTCGCCAAAAGAAGCCCAGCTGTTTGTCAGTGAGTTTGTCAAACTGTTTGTACTTGAGTGTGTCATAACGCTGGATATCAACACCTCCATTGGGATCCAAAAACATCAAACTTTCGAGGTGCTTGTTCCGTTGATTCTTGTTTAGTACTGCCATTTGTTTTCCTTAAATTGTGCAACTATCGCAGGCTTCTTCTTCGCCTATTTCATATTCGTCTGTGATTTCTATATTAGCTGGTTCTGTGAGTTTGTCAATATCTATTTCTCCCTGTCCATCATAGGTATTGAAATAGTACAACTGTTTACCACCGTACTTGTAGAAAATCATCAAGTGTCTTAGCATCTCGCTCATGCTGATCTTTTCATCTTCGTAAAACACAGGATTGTAGCTAGTGTTTACACTAATGCCTTGATCGATGTATTTTTGCAGTATTGCCATAATAGTCATATAGCCTTCTGGGCTACGTTGATCCCACAGCAATTCATACTTGTTTTTAAGATGATGGATACCAGGTACAACTTGTTTTAGAACACCGTGTTTGCTTTGTTTTACACTTACCAAACTGCGTGGAGGTTCAATGCCGTTTGTGGCATTACTGATCTGCGCACTGGTTTCTGCTGGCATCAGTGCCATCAGTGTGCTGTTGCGAATACCAGTTTCACGCAACTGCGCACGTAGTTCATTCCATGGCATGCGTTCTTGATGCGGCACTAGTTCATCAACATCCTGTTTGTATGTTTGGTTAGGTGTTAGTCCATCACTGTATTTGGTTTGGTCATTCCACAAACATGCACCTTGTTCTGCTGCTAGGTCTGCACTGGCTTTGATCAAATAATAACTCCAGCTTTCAGCAAACTCATCAATCATTGCCAAGTCTGGATTGCTGTAGGTCATGCCGTTTTTGGCCATCCAATAAGCCAAGTTAATAATACCAACACCAAGAGGACGTCTGCCCATTGTAGCATTGTATGCTGCTTTGACTCGATAATCTTGATATGTCAACAGTGCATCAAGACCTCTTACTGCTAGTTCACAAGGCTTTGCAAAATCTTCTGGACGTTTGATGTTGCCCCAATTGATAGCACTCAGTGTACACAGTGCAATCTCTCCGTTCTCATCGTTGAAGTCGTTGAGTGGTTTGGTTGGCAAATCAATTTCACAGCATAGATTACTTTGACGCACAGGTGCCAGTTCTGGCTTAAATGAACCATGTGTGTTTGCATGATCCACATTCATCAAGTAAATGCGTCCTGTGTTTTTGCGTTCTTCCATAAACTGACTAAACAGTTCTGTGGCACTGATTACTTTTTTGCGTAATCTTGTGTTGCGTTCTGCTGTTTCATACAGTTCACGAAACTTGTCTTGATCTGCAAAGAATGCTTCATACAAGCCAGGCACATCGCTGGGCGAGAACAGTGTGATGTTTCCGTTGCTGATCAATCTTTCATAGAACAGTTTAGAGAATTGAACTCCGTAGTCCATGTGTCGTACTCGGTTGTCGTCTGTTCCTTTATTGTTTTTAAGCACGAGCAAATCCTCCACTTCAAGATGCCAGATAGGATAATACAATGTAGCGGCTCCGTTTCGCACGCCACCGTGTGAACAGCTTCTAGTTGCAGATTGAAACATTTTGTAAAAGGGGATGACTCCGGTATGGTAGGCATCTCCACTCCTAATGGGAGATCCCAAGGCACGGATTCTTCCAGCTCCGATGCCAATACCTG